CAATGGGGGTGGGGTGGGGAACTCAGACGCGCGTCGGCCCGTAGGGCGGCCCTTGCAGTTTTCCAGGAAACATGGGTCCCCTATCCCCATATGATCCACATAAGTCCCCGGCCTCTTTCTGATACAGATACTGAGGAAATTTGACTTTTCTTATACTTTGTGTTATAGTATAATGGGTCAATCCGCACCAGGAGGTCAGTCATGCCAGGACATGGTCCACCAGGAAATCCACATAATCTACCCGTAGCGCCTAGGCGCAGGCGTGCCGCGCCCGGGGTAGCCAAACCGGTGCGACGGCCAGTACGTCGCCCAGTACGGCAGCCAGTAAGAGAGCCGGTACGGCGTCGGTACGGCTAATGGCGCTGACACAGAAGAAGGCCAAGAAGATCTTGCAGCACGGATCGGTGCATGGTCGCAAGTTAACTAAGAAGCAGCGCGGGCTATTTGGGGCGCGAGCCAGCGGTACTGCGAAACGGCGCTAGGGTTTAGAGGAGTGAGGAGGCAAGATGGAATACGAGATAACGGGGCCGCGGTATTTACCGTGTGAGATCTTCGAGGTTAATATTGCGTACCAGTGGGTACGGATGACTAGTATGGCGATGGAGCCGGAGCGGTTGAGGTTAGATCGTGCGGATCACTGTGATTCGTGCGCGTTCATATCTCTTTCTTATCACATCCACCGGACGACAGAGAAGTTACAGGCTTTAGAGGAATACGAGGCGTCACGGGATGGTGGGGGATGGTAGTATACTCGGAACGAGAGTTGACGCGGGCGGTCGCACCTCTCTTTTTCCGCCCCGAAGAAGATGGGACGCCTCCTCAGTCGCCCCGTCAGCTCTCTCCTACTATTATTCCTCAGACCACGGCTAAGCGATTGAACCGGTTATGGCATAGTCGCTTGCCTAAGATGGGGAATATGCCGTCATTATCTTTTGGTTTTGAGTATGATGGTATATATTATGCATGTGCTATGTGGTCTAATCCGGTAGCCCGGGCGTTGCCACAGCAAACTTGGTTGGAGTTACGCCGGTTTGCGATCGCACCGGACGCGCCGAGAAATACGGCGTCTTGGTGTTTAGGCAATATGGAGAAGTATATAAAGAAGAACCTACCGGCGGTGGAACGGTTGATCAGTTATCAAGATACTGAAGTCCACCACGGTACTATATATAAGGCATCTAACTGGGAAGTGGGCCGGATCACCAGCGGAGACGATTGGGTCCGCAACAATAGGTACCGCCAAGCTTCCCAGACGGCGTCGATAAAGATCCGGTGGGAGAGAAGCTTGCTTTGACGATAGCAGACCCGATCTCTGGCTTGAGCGAGGAACAAAAAGCACTGATATTAGGCGCGGGCGCTAGTGCACACGCTGAACTAGCGAAACGCGACTTCTGGCATTTCCTTGATTTTGTAAAGATCCTCGAACCACAACCAGGCCGAGGGACTATATCGTTTGAACGGTGGCCTCATCTCACTGAGGTCTGCCGCATATTAGAAACCAAGAAGCTGTTGGTCTGGTTGAAGTCCAGACAGACCGGCGCATCTTGGATGTTAGCCGCATACGCCCTCTGGATGGCCATGTATAAGCAAGGGTCAGTGGTACTACTGCTGTCCCAAGGTGAAGATGAAGCAAAGAAACTGCTCGCTAAATGCCGGTTCGTCTACGAGAACCTAGAACCGGACATGCAAGCGACCCTCGGTACCGACTCCAGACAAGAACTCTACTTCCCCGATACCGGCTCTAGCATCAGTGCACTACCTTCTACGGAGAAGGCAGGCCGCTCCTCCACCGCTTCGCTCGTTATCATGGACGAAGCGGACTTCCACGAGCATCTAGATTCCAACTACGCCGCCGTGAAACCGACCATTGATGACGTCGGTGGCCAGTTGGTCCTTGTCTCTACGTCTAATGCCATGCGGATGAATACCCTATTTAAGTCTACTTATAAAGAAGTACCTTATAACGGGTTCACTCGGGTGTTTTATGGGTGGAACGTACGGCCGGACCGGGATAACGCCTGGTATGAGGCGCGCCGGGCCGAGTACGCTGATAAGAGCCTATTTGAGAAAGAATACCCCGCCAGTGACGAAGAAGCACTGGCACCGCCCAGAACTATCGCGGCGTTTGACCACGATACACTTAAGTTGATGCAAGAAGATGTGCGTACGCCGGTGATAAACATGCCCACCGGCACCGTAGTCGCAAACATCTATCAAGATTTCCATCCTGGTAAGACCTACGCAGCAGCCAGTGATACATCAAGGGGTACAGGACAAGATGACGCAATCACAGTCGTCCTTGACACTAAAACAGGCTACGTCGTGGCCGATATACAAAATAACCTTATCCCCCCAGACCAACTTGCCATTGCATCTATGGCCTTACTCGCACGCTATCACCATCCTATATGGGCTATCGAAGATAACGACGCCGGAATACTCACGATTGCATCCGCTCAAGCTGCAAGATATCCCTCCTTGTATTATCGTGAGAGCGAAAAAGCAGGATGGCACACCGATGAACGTAATCGCTGGCTGCTTTGGGGCGAGCTGATCGAAGCTGTGAATTCCAGACTGATCACCGTACCGTCCCAAGCCGGACTGTCCCAGTTCTATTCGGTGATCAGAAACCCAGAGAAGGAAGGCCGCATCGAAGGCGCACGCGGAGCGCACGACGACTACCCGATGGCGGTCGGTATCGCCTGGCAGATGCGGCGGTACGCCAGACCCATGGGTCGGCCAGTACGCAGTAACATGGATGACTCTTGGGGCAGTATCATGAAACGAAGTTCACTCGCTAGAAGTCGGTGGTAGTTTTGCCAGAACAAGAACCAAAACCAACAGTTGACTCCATCCGGACCCACCGGAAGCATCTTTTTGATCTCTGGTCAGACGCCCGGGCTAAATGGGCAGATGTCGACCGGTACTACAACCGGACGTTTCCCTTATGGCCTGAGAATATGGATCGTCCCGATTGGTATAANCCAATGCGGGCGCGTTCGACCGTGGACCACGCCGTTGATCACCAACTAGCCCACGAACCGTCTATCCACAGACTCCCGGCCGGTGAAGGGGAAGAACACAAACGACGCGCCGANAGAGTAGAACCCGCCTTGCGCGCTATCTTGAATGAAGCGGCTGCGCTAGAAACCAGNCTCACCTGGAAGCAGGTCGGGAAGCACCTACTCTTATATGGGTACGCTGTAGTCGAGACCAGCGTCGANGGTGACTGNCTGGCNAGACGAAAGAATAAACCGCGTAAGTTGCGCGGTGAGGATACCGAAGACTTTGATATGCGTATCCGCGTCTGGGAGCATCAACGAAAGACCATGATGCCTTTCCGCACAGTGGCGCACCATCCGGCGCGCGTCCTTCTGGATCCCCTACGGAAAGACCCGCGTGTGGGGGTGCGCCATGACTACCGGACGGCTTATGACCTGTATCTACTGACGAAAACACGCGCCGATCAACGCACCCGAGGCCGTAGCGTCGAGGTAGATGTCTACGACTACGATGAGAATCCCTACAAGATGGTGCAGTGCGACGAGTATTGGAGCGAACAATGGCACGCCATGGCTACCACGGCCGGGGATATGCTGTTCGTAGAACGTAACTCCTGGGGGTTTATCCCTTACGCACATGCATTTGCCGGTTATGGCCAAGAACCCACCGAACAAGAAGAGTTCAATCCGTCGTTCCTGGCGGTCGGGATCTTGGACCACGCCAGAGACACGCTGAAGGCGCAAGCCCAGGAATCAGCCGCTAGACATAACGCGGTGATCGAAGCGGCCTTTAACCCCATGGTCACGACTGGGGATGCCGCGGAACTCCAAGAACAACGCGCCCGTGGGGATATATTAGAAGTCTCTAGCCGCGGCGAGGTCGGCTGGATGGAAGTCCAGCAATTACCACGCTACGTATTTGAATCAGAGGCGTGGATTGATAAAGACCTGGAACTTGGTACTTACGCTAGGTCACTGGCCGGTGTTAGAGAACAAGGTGTCAGTACCGTGGGCCAACAAGCCATCTTGTCCACGGCCGCCTCCCGGAAGTTTGCCACGGCCGCTAAACAGCTAGAACACTTAGCGTCCCGGTCTGGCCAACACATATTACGGCTGATCGACACCATGAAACTGTCTTTGATGGTCGAAGGCCACGAGATCAGTCCCGCAGATATCGAGAAAGACTACCAAGTCAAGGTCGCTTTTGAATTGATCGACCCGGTGCTACAATTCCAGGCAAGAGAACTGGGTCTACGCGAAGTCCAAGCCGGTGTTAAATCTAAGGAAACGTACTGGAGCGCAGACGCCAGGCTCGAAGATGCCACCGGCGAACGGCACCGCTTGTTGGTCGATGCGATCCGTGAAGACCCGATGATCCGAAGGATCTTGGCCAAGGAAGCGGCCCGGGAAGAGGGATTGCTCGATCTGCTCCAGCGTGAAGAACAGATGCAAGAGCAAGAAGCCGCGCAAGGTATGCCTGGTGAACAGAGCATGGTTGATTCTTTGATGGGTGGTGGCCCGGGCATTGGCCCTGGAGGAGTGCCCGGCGGTGGACCTGGCGGAAGACCAACCCGTCAACCGGTAACCCCAAATACGGCTAGACCTTCACCGGTCGGCCAGAATCTGGCAGGTTAATATGGCTGTTAAATTTCCCACTGGACCAGCACATCAAGGCAAAGTAGGCCCATATCAAAAAGCAGTTGACGAAGTACAAGACTACATCCGTCAGCTTAACTTCCGTGCGACCAAAGCCATCGACAGTGGCCAGGTCATAAAGCTTGGCGAAGAAGAACTGAGTGT